GTGGACCCGAAAAGACTCGAACTTGTGACCGCTCGGTTATCAGCCGAGTGCTCTACCACTGAGCTACGGTTCCAGCATGGGTTGCTGTCTCTTCCCTTTTCCTTTCCCCACTTCGCATCCCCAAGAGATAGGGCAGGGGTAATTCCGAGTTTGTCACCAAGATTCATAGAGTATGAAGGTTAGCTAGACCTTCCTCTACTTCACTAAAATGTTACTCATATCGGGCAGCAACCCAAGAGGGAACAATCGGATTCGAACCGATAACACCACGCTCTTCAGGCGTGTGCTCTACCAGTTGGAGCTATGTTCCCTGGCACCCCGGATTGGACTCTAACCAACGACCGACCGCTTAGAAGGCGGATGCTCTATACAACTGAGCTACCGGGGCTTGGGGCGCCGAAGCGCCTGGGCGGGGGTATCCACCTACGATGAGCGACCTTGCAACCCGCTAGGCGGATGAAGAAGCCGGTTTCGCCATTCTACGATGCGGTTTACGGGACCCTTCGTTTAAGCCTCCGTTCCTTGGAGGCCCCGGGCGCTTATAGCGCCGATCGGGGTGAGAGGGATCGAACCTCTGTCTTCCTGCTCCCAAAGCAGGCCGTCTACCGCTGACTTACACCCCGTGATGGCCTACGTGTGAGATCAGGTCTTATGGCTAGGAAGAGGGAGCTACCCTCCACCACCTACCGCCTGCACAGGGACGTAAGCTCTATCTTAGACAATTGTCATCTTAGCGCTAAGCACCTCGCATATTACGACGCTGTGAGGAGGTCGTCGGAGATTTAACGATAATCTCTTACGTTCTGGGGGATCTAGAACCCAGAAAAGCGTAGACGGGGGTCGAACCCGCAAATTTTGCCTTGAAAGGGCAATGACTTTACCAGTTTGTCTACTACGCCAAGCGGAGAGGAAGGGAATCGAACCCCCGAGGCTTTTACACCCAACAGTTTTCAAGACTGCGTCCTCGACCGACCGGACCCTCTCCGTACGCCCATTCGTACTGATGATGGGCGGTAGGTCTACCTTTATCTCGCTCCGGGACTAAGTAAACCTACAAATGGCATCCCGGCCCAAGCCTACTCCGACATGCTCAGCTGATAGGCACTGGAATTGCTGAGCACCGACGACCCATACGGGATTTGAACCCGTGATCTCCACCGTGACAGGGTGGCGTGATAGACCGCTACACTAATGGGTCAAGGTGGGTAGGGGTGGATTTGAACCACCGATGGCAGAGCCGCCTGATTTACAGTCAGGTTCCTTAAACCACTCGGACACCTACCCAAAACAGTTTATGTTTACCGACCGAGCTGAAACGGTCAATGGGTCTGGTGGGGCTCGAACCCACAACTTCCAGGTTAAAAGCCCGTTACTCTGCCATTGAGTTACAGACCCATAAAAGGTTTAGATTGTCGAGGTTCGGGTCGGGTGGATCGGAGAAGTCCGTCTCCCTTGACCATGAGACTAATATATCAGAGGTGGGAGGCTTTGGGAATGGCCTGGTGGCCAGTTGGCAAGCTGTCCACTCCGGTATCTGCGCAAAAGAAAAGAGGGGAGAAGTCTTTTGACCTCTGCCCCTCTCGTGATTTGCTTATAGAGTTTCCCGTATTAGCAAATAAGAGGGGCCGCAAACTCATTATCTCTTGAGGCGGGGTTCTTAAATGTAATATACGAGAAGTTAGTCATACTAATCTATAAACAAGTCAGTAAGTTTTAGCGAGCTGATTGATCGAGTGGAATAGAAGCACCAGGAAGGTCACGGTGGTGACCGTGAAGATGGCCTCTCCCATCACCACACACCAGGAATCACCTGGCCAGTCATAAGATAGGCGCCCGCAGCGGCTACGAAGCCGAGCATTGCCAACCGGCCGTTGAGTTTTTCGGCCTTTTCAGTAAAGATTTTGTCCATTAGAATACTCCGAAAAAGAAGTTACCAGTGATTGCGTAAGATACGAACCCGGCGATCACACCCATCATAGCCCAGCGGCCGTTGGTGCGCTCCTTCACCTCGTAGGGTGAAAGCATGCCGTAGTTCTCGTAGTACATCGTGGGTTCCTTGGCCCACATGTTCTGCTGGCCACGGTCGTTTGTGGTTACTGTCATAGAAGTCGATTTTCTTTTTCCTTAATCATTCTACCATGAAAATGGGGGCCCGTATGACCCCCGTAGCCGGTTTGTCAGGAGACCCTGATCAGAACTTGATACCCAGGCCGGTCGTGAAGACGGGGCTGTAGGAGGAGTTGGTAACGCCAGCGTTCGTCGTGGGGAACTTCAGGTCGGCGAAGCCGATCAGCGAGTTGGTCAGACGACCCTCGACGCCCAGAGCGAATACCACCTGACCCTTATTACCAACAGCGGACTGGAAGTTGGAGGCGGTGTTATTCACGAAGGGAATCTGGTAGCCAACACCAGCGTAGAGGTTGGCTTTGCTAACACCACTCGAGGCTTTAGCCAAGCTCACATCGTAGGAGACGAGGGCACCGCCACCAGCTCCGATCTGGCCCGAAGGGCTCCCGACCAGGTTGGCGTAGGGACGCACCGAGACCGCGTTCTGGTTAGAGAAGGTCTTGGCAGCGTAACGGGCCTGGATAGTGGCACCTGAGATCGTGCGATTGGCACCGTAGCCGTTACCGTTGGCGCCTTGGCGATTCAGCAGAACCCCCGCACCCAGGTAATTACCCACGCCCTGAGCCTTCTTGGCAGCAGTGACTTCAAGAGCGGTGACACGTGAGTTGGTCTGGGCGATCTCGCGGCTGAACTCAGCCCGAAGAGCCGTGGCGGTTTGAGCATCAGCGGCGCTGTAGAACTCGGTGATGCGATCGAGACAGGCGTTTGTCAGAGCGGCGAGTTCGGCACGGGTGGCAGGTTGGCCAGGCCGGAAGGTGCCATTGGGGTACCCGGCAACGCAACCGTAACGGGAGATCAGGTTAGAAACAGCCTGGTAAGACCACTCGGTAGGCTGAACGTCGCGCAGTTGACCAACGCTGGTTACTTGAGCCATGGCGGACATCGGAGCAATCATAGTAACAGCGCTGATAGCGCCAATTGCAGAGACGAGCTTTTTCATACTTTCTTAAGATTGTTTGGAACAGAAAGGGGTTACGCGTCTCTCTAGGCTATCTGCCTAACAACTACGATGTTATCCCCTAAGCGGAATAGGGGATTCGAACCCCTGACATCCTACTTGGAAGGAAGGCGCTCTACCGCTGAGCTAATTCCGCAGTGACTTCTCTGTTTGAGCGACCGAAGGGGTTATGCTTGAGAAGTGTTACTGTACTATCATATCAGAGAATGACCCGCGTGTCAATCCATCTGTGACAGTTTGTTAAAGTACTCTAAACCGATTTGGGAGCGTTTGGCCACAGCGGCCTTGGACTGCCCCTTGGCGTCTTTGTAAGCGTCGATGGAGTCGCGCACGAGCTGGACGTAGGGATCCTTGTCGAACTCGGGCCTGTAGATGTCGATGAGCTTACCAACTTTGTTGAAGTCCACAAGGGCTTTGTGAGGCTGGTCCTGGATCTTGCCTGAGAGGCCGTAGTCGATGAGAGTCGCGTCCTTGCCACCCTCTCCGTCGGTGAGGAATTGCTCGTTGTGCATATCACCATGATAGAAGCCCATCTTATGAAGATCTTTGATCGCGGCAAGGGCTTTAGTGGCCTGCTCGGGGGTCATCTTGAGATCACGTTCCTTCTCTTCCTCGGTGCGTTTGAACCCACCAGTCCAGAGAGGCTTACCTTTCGAGAAATCCATCTCGATGTGATCGTCGGAGGCGGAGTAGATCTTAGGGGAGTGACCGAGTTCCCCCATCTTCCGCCCCAGCTCCACCTCGTGAGGACCCCACTCCTTCCCCTCCTTGAGGGTCTTGACAACGTGGCCAGTCTGCGGATCCTGGTATACCACGCCGTAGTTTCCTTCGGCGAGTTTCTTCATCTTGGATACATCGGGGGTACCGGAGGGCTTCTGGTCTCCCTCCATCTTAGATCCCTGATCCATCAACTTCCACCGGCCGTTAGCCTGTTTTTGAAGTGTATGGCCAGACTGCGGATTGCGGTAGACCTGACCTGCCACGGCAGTCTTCCTGATCCCCTCGGGCACCATCTCCTCAGAATAAGAGGCTTTTCTCCAGCCGTCTGGCCACCAACCAAGAGTCATTTACTTGAACGCGTGTATATATAGCTTTCAACCACCCGCGCTAGAAGCAAAAAAGAGGGGGCCTTATCGCCCCTGTCCTCTATACTTCTTTTTTCTGCCGTTACGGCTTGTAGAGGCTAAGTTAGTGTTCTTAGATCGGCCTTGGCTGGTGTTTTTGGGCTGGCTGATGATGAGCTTTCTGTCGTTTTTAACCGTGACTTTGTTCATTTGATTGAACTCCTTTTCACTATTATATCATCTAGAGAGCATTTTTAGAGTGTAGGATGACGGAGAGAAGTACTGAGTAACTCTAGAGACGAGAATGTCGGACATTATCTCCCCACACGAGAACATGTCGACCGCGCAGCAGTTGTGCTCCGGCCAGGTATGGATAGAGAAGTGGGATGTGGATAGCAGAGCGAGGTAGGTGTACCCGCCCTCTCCTGGAAACTTATGAGCCGACTCGTCGAGGACTTCGGCCATGCAATCCTTAAGCTCTGGCGCGATGAATTCCATGAATCCGTCCATCTCGCGAAGGAGAAGGGGATCGACTCCGAAAAGATCCAGTAGAAAGTGCTTTCCCATTTTTTAGAAGTTAAAGAGGTATATTTCTGAGGATTGAGGCTCAAAAGTTAACTCAGAAACTTTAAACCCAGGAACCACTAGATGGTCAAAGTCCGGAAAAAGGTCTGTGTAAGACCTGAATACGCTTCCTCTTCGCTCATGGACAGCGGAAACGCAGATCTTATGCCCTAGTTCGTGGAATTCTTTGAGGATCCGCACATAGCCTTTGAGTGTTTTCTCATTCCACCTGAATCCAGCCCCGTAGTCGCCGAACTCCGCCGGGAGATGGCAGTAGACGACAACATTCTCATTGATAATCCCCTCCGACATGGAGAAGAAATCCTCCTTTCTGAAGAGGAGGTTTTTCTCACGACTTAGTCGTGAGGCGTTTCTGATCTGGTCAAGATTGACCGACGACGGGTGATATATCGCGTCGTACCCTAAATTCCTGTACCTCTGCGTAAACCCACCGCCCATCCACAGCAGGTAGAGATCCGCGCAGTCGGCTATGGAGCGTAGTTTAACGCTTCTCTGATTAAACTCCTCCCTGAGCGCGATAAACCTTCTTCGTAGGAACGTGGAACCGAACCTAGCCTGAAAAGTCTTTTCCAAGGCCATCGCGCAAGTCGTCGACTTGATGAACTTGTGCATGTCGACTATGTAAGGCTCCTTGGTCACTCCGATGCCTCCAGCACACGAGTAGAGAAGCGATCCAGTGGTGAGATTTACGTCGTAGATGTACAGATTCTTGACGTCCGGCCTTGCGACAAGAAACTCCGGCACGGTGGTTGGCTCGCGGCCGGAGTACTTGAAAGTAAGGAAGTTATGCTTTGATTTTTCTCCAGGTTTTTCCGGTGTAAAAGCAGATAAGGTCCTGAGCGTAGAATCGGACGGTTCCTGGAGGAGTCGAGTAGCGTTTGTCTTTAGAATCATCGAAGGTCTCTATGAGGAGGTACTCTGCGTATTCTTCAGTGTCTTTAACTATGCCAATAGCCTTGTTAAGAAGCTCGTAAACTTCTAAGTTGGTGAACCTGAGCCAGTGAGCCGCCCAGATCTCGCTCGGTACGGGGGAACCGGGCACCGTAGGAGTTCTAAATGGGTAGGGAGAGTGCTTTGCTCCCATCTCCAGCTTGGTGGTAAGCTCGGAGAGCTTTGAGGGTTTAACCTGCTGGAAGATGTCTGACTGGATGTTTACGGTTACGTGCTTCATGACCCCGATAGATCGAAAAGAAACTCCTTAACGTAGAAATCCGCGAACTCGGCGGAGAAGTAGGACTTAAGAATCCCATGGGCGGGATCGTTCTCCGCCATGTGCTTGTCGTAGGCCACGTGGAAGTCCTTGTTGCTCTCACCGATCTCCCCGTCCATGAGCGCCATACGGTACCGGCCCAGATACCTATCCGTCCAGTCAATGTACTCATCATGGAAGTCGGCGTCGGACTTCTTGATCCAGAATCTGCTCGAGAAGTACGTGGAGAGGTCGTAGAACTTGGATCGCTCGGCCGTGCGAAGCGGAAAGTCATACAGGTACTCGTCGACGTACTTCCCGGTGTAAGAGGGGTCCTGGGAAAGCGGGTGGAAGTCGATAGCGCCGAAGAACTTCTTGTTAGCGATGGTGATGTACTCGGTTCCGAAGATGGGCGTCATAGTCTCCAAGCTCGGATACACCACGAGAGTCTCTGCGGTAAACTTACCGGGGACTTCGAACTCGCACAGTCGAGCGCGGCGGATGGTCTCACCGCTCCAGACGTAGGAGCGAAGCACTGCGTCCCCCTCGGTCTTTTCGGGGGCCAGGCCTTCTGGCAGAAGGGAACTATCCTGCTCCCACTCGGGGAAGTTGATTCTTACGCTTCTAAGTAGGGACATTTTTGGAGGTTTTGATGTGGTGCTCGAGGGCTTTGGCGAGGCGGAGTTGGCTGACTTGGTCTAGGAGGATTTCGGAGAAATGCCCGTACATGGACTTGTACCCGAAGATGTATTTTATGGCGTTAAGGACTCGCTTAGGAAAGCTCAGGGGGCTCAGGTAGATGGAAAGGTAGACTTCCTCCTCGTCAGGAAATCTCTGGAGCACAAAGAAATGCTCGTTGCTCCCGCAGGAGCAGAAGAAAACGTCTTTTATCATATCAGTCCCATGGCGTTGTAAGTCCCATAACACCTTTCTTCTCTATGGTCTTGATCTCCTCGTCGGTGAGAATATCTCCCATGCACCCGCCACCTTCCGGGTAATTCTCCTCGTTATCAGGAAGTCTTTTGATAACAATAGTGTTATCAGCCTCATTTACGTACACATCCACAAGATCCCACTCTTCCCACCCGATACGCTTAACAAGATCATCGGGGAAGGTGATCGTGCCGTCCGCTCCCATTTCCACGGTCCAGGTTTTCCTTGGTAAGTAGGTTTGCTGGTGAGCTGGTACCATGAACTCGTTCCACGCTTTCTGAAAGAAGTCGTGAAGGCGATCCTCTTTGCTACTTAGGAGGAGTTTGAGAGCGATGAGAAGATTGGTGGCCTCGTCGACCTCCAAGCCTTCGATGTGATGGCAAGCAAGATCGATGATTTTATTCATCGAGTGGATCTCAAGAATCTCCTGCTCGAAATCGTTCATGAGGGGCGCCACGGAGTCAAAATCAGTCATTTTCCCAGGCGTCTCGCTCGACTTTACGCAGGGCTTTCAGCTCCTTGTAGAGTGCTTTGATCTCCTGGTAAGCATCCTCTGGTGAGATCTTGTCGCTGATCTCGAGCCCCGCAATAAGGCCGACTTTGTCGCCAAAACGGGCAAGAGCTCGTTCGAATTCGCTTAGGTTCTCGTACATGCTACCTTCCTAAAGTGTAGTTTTCAAGACTATTATAATCGGGAGAATCAAGTCTGTCAACCTTCTGTTCCAGTTCCCAAACCGTATCCTCCAGCGTTTTAACTTTACCCTCAAGAGTGCTGATAAGCCACCTATAATGCTCCAGTGTGTCCCGAAATTCTTCACTCATGCGTCACGCTCCTATAGTAGGCATTGTATCTCATGAACCTTGATAGAGATGGAGTTACGTCGAGGCTCTGGCAGCACTCGTTGTAAGATAGCCACTCGTACCAGGGAGTTGTGGGGTCAAGGGAGGGGAGTTCGGTCGAAGCACTGGCCATCACCCTTTCCCTTAAGCGATCTGGCGAGAAGTTTCGTGTAACACTCGAGGTAAGCCGAGTCAAAAGCCGCCACGCCTGACTCCGCGATCTGGTGGTGCATTTTTTCGAGTTGAGTCCAGTCATCGGGGTCCATAGCTGTGAATTCGCATCCGTTCATTCTAAGCTTATCCTATTGCTCACCTAGATCTTTTAACTGTTTCTTAACGATTTGACGTGATCTCCATTTCAGCACTGCCGTATCAAACCGCAGTCGAGGATAGAATTTCAGCCAGAAGATGCCCCTGGAGATGCTGATCCGGCCCATCTTCGCGAGAAGGATGATGAACTTGCTCACGTTGGGATCCACGGCCATCATGTACACGATGACAGCAAAGATGGCAAACAGCGAGAAGTAGTAGAATTGGAAGTCCATAGTCAGTCCCAGAAGGTATTTAGGGTGTCGATGCAGCGTGTAAGAGTGCTGAAAGGAACGAACCTGGAGTTGGTTAGTTTACCCTCCTTTAGGTCGGTTAGCATCGACAGAGCCGCTCTGGTAACGAAGTTATCCTCAACGTACTCTTTGTAGGTGAAGACATCGAACTTCTCGATATACTGGAGAACGTAGAACGGGTTGAGGGCTAGGCCCGTACGCTTCTTGTCAGATATGTCAAACTCGGGTTCTGTAATGAAGGACCTTAGTACTTTGTGTTCTGAGTTCTCAACATCCTCAAACTTCATACGGGTGTGGAGATAGTGATTGTGAATCTCCTCCGCGTCCTCCACCTCGTAGAGTGAGGTCTTGGACCACTCCTCCGCTCTACCTTTACAGGCGATGATGTCAAACTGGTCTGTGACTCTGAATACTAGGTTCACGTAGAGCCATTTGTATTCGCTGTCCGGTTTTGACTCTCTGTGGGAGAGGTGGAGGATTTGAGGGTAATGTTCCATGGTTTGATTCTATCATGATATGGGTAAAATAACCCAGGCCAAGTGTCGCGGATTATTTCCGCGAGCTTGTAAGGAGTATCCGGGCCGATCACTTGTACCGCTCGAGCGAGTACACCCCATCCTTCTCCACAATCGCCGAGCAGGTATCGCACCAGTCACCGCAGCACATGTAAAGAAGCTTGCCAAAGTACCGCGTGTTAGCGTGGTGGATGTGACCGCAGATAACACCATCGTACTTCTCCTCGCGTTTGGAGCAGTAGGACGCGATGTCCGTCTCGTACTGGTCGATGTACTTCTTTCCGCGGATCGTGCTCTTCAACGCGTACACAAGGGAAAATCCGAAGAACCTCTCCAGGAACATGCTCAGTGGGGTGATCAGCTCGTAGCCTTTGTTGAACATAAGCTGCTTCCAGGATCCGGATGAGTACTCGGAGTACTTATCGCCATGAACGCAGAGAAACTTATTCTTGTTAGAGTCTTTGTGAGTGTACTCGTCCACAATTCTGAAGTTCTTATGCTCGAATCCGCAGTAGCGGCGGGCCTGGCCCTCATGGTTGCCTAGGACGTAGATGACTTCCGTGCCTTTCCTGGCAAGATTCAGGATCTGGTGAACGCACTCCGTGTGCTCCCTTCTCCAGTTTGTGTTATACGTCTCCAGGCACGCGATGTCTATGATATCCCCCACAAGAACGAGTTTTTTAGTCTTCAGCCCCTTGAGGAAGTGGAGGAACTTATCCGTGTTGCACCTATCAGTCCCAAGATGAACGTCAGAGATAAAAACCGCGTCGTAGGTCATAGCGAAGCTTCAGTACCGCGTACTTCTTACTTTCAACCAACTCGTCGGCGATCAAGCGGACAAAAAAAAGGAGCCGTGAGGCCCCTTTGTGTAATCTGGAAGAGAAATCAGCCGATCGCTGGAGCCTTCAAAGCCACAGGAGTCATATCGGCAGCGGCCAGGTCGAGAGGGAAGTTGTGAGCATTGCGCTCGTGCATCACTTCGAACCCGAGGTTGGCGCGGTTGAGGATATCCGCCCAGGTGTTGATGACACGCCCATTGTTATCGAGCAGTGACTGATTAAAGTTGAAACCGTTCAGGTTGAAGGCCATCGTGCTAACTCCGAGAGCAGCGAACCAAATACCAATAACAGGCCAAGCAGCCAGAAAGAAATGTAAGCTACGACTGTTGTTGAAGCTCGCGTATTGGAAGATGAGGCGTCCGAAGTATCCGTGTGCTGCAACGATATTGTAGGTTTCTTCTTCCTGTCCGAATTTGTATCCGTAGTTCTGGGACTCGGTCTCCGTAGTCTCGCGAACAAGGGAAGACGTAACCAAGCTTCCGTGCATAGCACTAAACAAACTGCCACCAAATACCCCAGCCACGCCAAGCATATGGAACGGATGCATAAGGATACTGTGTTCTGCTTGGAAGACGAGCATGTAATTAAACGTGCCCGAGATTCCGAGAGGCATTCCATCGGAGAAGGAACCTTGACCGAAGGGATAAACAAGAAACACAGCAGTTGCAGCAGCCACGGGAGCAGAATAAGCAACGCAGATCCAAGGACGCATACCCAGACGATAGGAGAGTTCCCACTCACGGCCCATATATGAGAAGATGCCGATGAGGAAGTGAAAAACAACCAGTTGATAGGGTCCACCGTTGTAGAGCCATTCGTCAAGTGAATTAGCCTCCCAAATGGGGTAAAAGTGCAGGCCGATAGCATTGCTCGAAGGTACAACAGCACCGGAGATGATGTTGTTGCCGTACATTAGCGAACCGGAGACCGGCTCACGGATGCCGTCGATGTCGACGGGAGGAGCGGCGATGAAAGCAACGACAAAGCAAACAGTAGCTGCGAGGAGGGTGGGGATCATCAGAGTACCGAACCAGCCCACGTAGAGGCGGTTGTTGGTCGATGTGACCCACTCGCAGAATTGCTGCCAGGGATTGCTTGCAACGCGCTGTTGAGCGATTGAAGCTACCATAGTAGGAAAACGAGTAATTGAGGTTTATAAGTGAAGGAGGATTGGCGGTCGTCCTACCATCCTATTATGGGATGGAAAGCCTCGCCTTTCAACCCTTCTTGAGTAAACCTTAACCAAATGTTATGAAACTATGACAGAGAGGCGAGAAGCCGTGGGACTACGACGTCCGAGGAGTAGTAGGAACGTACCAGATCCACCGAGTTCTTTCTCATGCGATGGTACTCGGAGAAATCGTTCCAGATCTCGTCCAGGCGCCTGGCGAACTCCTCCACACCGAGGACCTGGGGCCCTCCTTTAGTAAGGTGGCGGTTGTCGTCGTCGATCGACAGGAAGACTCCGGTCTGGGCGAGAGTCCCCGAACCGTCCGGAAGAACCACAGTGTCCAGGAAGTGGCGGTGGAAGATCGGCACGGCGAGCAGCGCTGCCTCCAGGCCCTGGTACTCGAAGTTGTTGCCGTAGTCGAGGTTATTGTGCTCGAATGAGCGAGGGTGAGTGGCGAAGGCGCTCTCGGAGATCCGCTGGAGCCCCCGCTCGTAGTCATAAGAGCCGATAACATACATGAAGTCGGGATTTTGCCCGACTTGGTCGATGTAGTCGAAGAGCTCGTTATTGATGCGGGCGGACGAGAAAGCCGAGGGGCCCTTGATCGGTTTGTAGAAGCCACTATCCGTGAACCACTTTAGCTTCCCTTCGTAGTTCTTAAGTTGCGAGTAGCCGGCGATGGAACGCTCGAAGCCGATCATCTCCGTCACGAAGCCGCGATCCGCGAGAGCATTGTGGAGATTTAGAACAATGCTTCCCCGCTTCCACGCCACCGCTCTCGCGGCGTTGATCAGGCGTTTCTGGCGCTTCTCTCCTCTGTCAAGGTCGATGAGATGGTTTACGAAGGGCACGTGGAAGAATACGTCCATCTTCTTGGCCACCTTGGAGATATTTCGCTTCTTCAGCCAAGAGATAAACCCGGATTTGGTCTCGGTGAGGGAGTGGCATAGCAACCCATCACACGTCTCAATGGCATTAGCGTAGTCCGCGTTGCGACCGATGCTTAGGAAGTGGTGATCGTGGTTGATCATCCACTTTGGTACGGTAATCGGCTCGAGAAGGAACTCAACGTAGTTTTCCACGATGATTTTAGGAGCGCTTTTCGAGGGAACGCTGAACACAAGAACAAGATCGTAGTCCTTGTTGATCCTTCTGACCATCTCGGCGGCTTCGGAAAACGCGAAGATCTCAACATCGATGTCCGTGGAGGTATCGGGCCGGCCGATCTTGAGATTTAGGGCGAATATATCGCATTTGGCGTTTTTACTATCAAAATATGCTTTGAAGTGGCGGGCGTAGGTACTAACCCCCCACCCTTCCACTCCGCGAAGCATCAGTATCGCCGTTTTTGGCAATTTCATCACTAATTATAGCGTACGTTACGCTTTAAACTGCTTAGATAGCGGTGATATTCGCCATCCAGTCCTTAAGAGCCACCTCTAGGTCCTTGAGCCGGTCTTTCTCGCGGCCCTCGATGAACTTATTCCAGCAATGCTGCCCGCGTTTGGGCAAACCCTTCTTAATCGCGGCTGCTTTCATGGATTCTAAAGCTTCTTTGCGCTTCGCTCTGCCTTCTCGGGTGGTTAGAGACCGATTATGCTCCCAGTCCTCCTTGAATTGGGTCCAGCGGGCCTTGAGATCGGTATTTCCGGCGTTGTCAGCGAAGAATTTGGCTAGTTCCGTGCGTTTCATGCCCAGGGTCTTACCCTCCTCCTTGATCCGGTCCTTGGGCGAGGGCATTTTCACCCTGCGAGTGCCCGATTTGGTAGTGGTTTTGGCCTTCTCGACCCCGATGTTGTCCTTCTCGACGATCTGGGTACGACGTTTGTCCGCAAAATCCTTGAACGACTCGACTTGGGCGATGATGTGGGCGTCCATCTGGGCCGGATCGCTGATAATCCCCATGAGAAGGGCCATCTGGGTCTCCAGATCGGACTTTTGGGACTGCAGTTCGAGCTTTTCGGCGTTCACGAGGCGGCTGAGCGGCATCGCGAGGACCGCGGAGACCTGAACATCGCTCAATTTCCAGCGCTTTTTCAGCTTCTCGGCCGCTGTGTCCTTGGTCTTCGAAGAGCGAATCAGCTTCACCACCTCGTCGATGTCCGCCAGGATGGTCAGTAAGCCGTCAAGGATGTGAATCTTGTCCGCTAAGCGATCGCACTCGGCTCTGCAGCGGTTGCGCAGAGCCTCGCACCGTGCCCCGTACCACTCCGCGATGATATCTTTCACACCGAAGATGGTGGGAAGGTTGCCGGCGATGGCCGTAGCGTTAACGCTAATGGTGTCGTAGAGGTTCGTAAAGGCCAGGAGCTGGCTGATCACGGTTTGCGGGTCGGTCCCGGTCTTCAGGATGACCTGGATCTCAATACCGTCGCGGGACGAGTGGTCCTGAGCGTCGATAACTCCGACAATTTTCTCACTCTCCACCCCATCTTTAAGTCGCTCGAGGAATCGCTCCGAGCTCCCGCTAGCCAGAGAGGTAATAACAATAGCATCTCGTGTGGACCTTTTGCCATGGGATACTGTTTTGACTTCCCAAGTTCCGTACACTTTCAACGATCCGGAACCCTTATCGAAAGCCTGGAAAACGGCGTCGTCGTTGAGGATGCGAGCGCCGTTAGGAAGGTCGGGGCCTTTGATAAATTTGAAGAGGTTCTTAGAGGTGAGGCGAGGATTCTTGATGTACTCGACGGTTCCCTTGATTACCTCGGAAAGGTTGTAGGAGATGTGGTGGCAGGCGTAGCCAGCAGCGATGCCCTGAGCGCCGTTGATGAGAAGGTTGGGGATGGTAGGCACCACCTCAATGACTTCTTGTGTAGAGCCGTCGTAGTTATCCCTCCAACGGCAGGAGTGCTTATCGATCTCGTCAACAAGCATGCGCTGGGTCAGCGCCGAGGATTTGACTTCAAGGTATCGTGCAGCGGCAGGAGAATCCTCAGAAATGGATTGTCCAGTACTCGGCCCGGATTGAATACTACCACCAACATTCCCGTGTATATCAGTAAGTAGGTAGCGGAAGGCCACAGCTTGGCCCATATTGATAGCAGTTCCCGCGCACCCGCCCTGCGGGTGATAAGAGCCGAGGACGTGGCCCTCGAGCCTTGAGACTTTCTTATATTGTCCATCGGGTTTTAGGTTGAGATCTTTGAGACCAAGGATGATACGCCGCTGAGCGGACTTAAGCCCATCGACTACGCTAGGCAGCGCGCGATTGAAGATCGCTACCGAATACGAGAGGTAGCTGCTCTGGAGCTCCTTGGATAGCGAGACGTCGAGGATCTCGGTTTTGGTTTTGGTTACCACGCTTTAACGCCTATCTAACCCCACAATCCTACCACACTCAGCCGTGCGTGTCAATTTCTTTTACATTCCGTGACAGAAGGAAGTAACCGATCTCGGCGTTGTAGTACTCGAGGTAGGTCTCCTCGCCATCGAGGAGGTAGTTGTTGTAGTAGTCCTTGACGATGTCTATCTGCTCCTGGTCATCCTGCATGTCCGTGGGGTACACGGACTTGAGGCAGAGGGTCTCGGCGTCGATTATCTCGTAGATCTCGACGACTTCACCGAGGACCGGGTGCTCGAAGCTAACATTGTAAGTCTCCTCATCAACCCTAAGAACCTTGTTGATAATATCGCGGCGTTTCAGAAACCCGATATCCACGTAAACCTCGGGCCACTGCCGCTCTTTTCTCATATACAGGTTAAGGTAGATGGGTTATAATACCATAAACTTTACACTCACAGTTAGTCCGACCGTGCTACCACTAAAAGACTCGAATCAGAAACCAGTCAAGTACAGAACGATCCGCGTACGCGAGGAAGTGGCGCAACAACTCGACGAGTGGCGTGATCTCTTCGAGGACGCTTCGGTGTCGGAGGTTATGTGGCGGGTGTTTGCCCTAGGGCCCGGCGCGAGTTGAAGAGGGTTAGGGATAAGAAACGCAAGGCTCATGACCGGTTTGTTACCGAGCGTAAACCCGCCGAGAAGCTGGTTGACTTAGTCGACAAACCTGGTGTAGAATAGAAAGGAAGCCAGCTTTACTTCAATGGCACAACAAATCAAGAATCTTTTCCGCAACAAGCCCTGGTTCGATTATCAGGGGGACGTGTACCGCCAGCAGGTGAGGACCGGGTACTGCGGAGTCTGCGGCAAGAAGACCAGTTACAAGTCCGTCTACGCGGTGGAGTACTGCTGCAGTGAGGAATGTTCCAAGGAGATGTGGTACGAGATCTTCGTGAAGCTGATGACGGACCGCAAGCGGAGCCGTTGACATGGCTTCGGCTCTGAACGTCAAAGAACACCTCATGGTGGCCCATGACGAGAACGCCTCCCAGGCAGACCTGCTTCTCATCTGGAACACGAGCAGGT